TTCTATAATATCTAGAATCGGGCAATGTGATTTGTTTGGCGTCTTCACTAATTTCTAAAATTCTATTATAAGATTTTTTTATATTTTTTTTCATGATAACATTATTTTCTTTTCCATTAAATCAGAGTATGTTAAAGGAAAAGTTTTTTGAATTAAATTAGTAAATTGTTTAAAACCCATTTCAGAAGGATCTTTATCTTCAAGTTCTACTAAATAAACTTCTTTTCCTTCATCAATAAATTTTTTACAAAAATCTAATGATTGTTTTTGAGCATCTTTATCTAATGCAATATATATTTTTTTAATAGTTGATGTAACTATCTTTTTCATTAAAGTAGATTGGATATTTTTTCCTAATAAGGGAATAGCATTTCTTTTAATAGCAATAGCATCAAACATTCCCTCACAAATAACTAAAGGTAAGTTCCAATTTATTAAATGTTCATTAGGTACAATATCTCTACTTACTTCTGGATTTCTATATTTTACATATGGGTCTTTTTCAAATGAACGACCTGTAAAGTAATTTAAATTACCATGACTATCGTAAGATGGGATAATAATCATTTTTGAATATCTACCACCTTCACAATAACCTATATTATATTTTTCAATATCATCTTTAGTTATGCCTCTATTTTTTAAATAGGTTAAAGCGTGTTTTGCTATTATATCTTTTGAATCTAGGATAGATGAAAATTCTTTAGGTAATATTACTTTATTTTTTATTATTACGTCTTCTACTTCATTTCCAGTTTTAACTAATGATTTTAATTCCTGTATTTTATCGTATGATGCCCCTACTTTTTTAAATAAGGTTGAAAGATATCTACCTTTTTTATTACATACCCAGCAATGCCAAGGATTATAACCTTTCTTATTTTCAGTAAAATTAACTTCTAATTTAGGTTTATGGTGATGACAATAAGGACAGTTAAAAGCTTTATTACCTCTTGCTGTTCTTTTTCCCTTACCTAACACTGAAGAGGCTAAATTTACGAGCAGTTCATTAATCATATTATGTAATATACGGAAATTACTTTGCTACTCCAAAGTCAACTGAATAAAACTTTCCTAATATATTATCGTTAAAATATTCATTAGGTTTTTCTAAAACTTCGTATAAAAATTGATATTTAGTTTCAAAATAAGTTAATTCTTTTTTACTACGACATAAATGTAATATTTGTCTTTCAAAATTAGATTTAGGTTCTATTTCTAGCAATTTTTTTATTTCTTTATTTGAACTCCAATAAGTTTTCCAATCTGATTCCTTTGATACTATTTTGTATTTTGGTTTTCTTCCTGGTTGGCCTTCGTATAATTTTAAGTCTTTTTTAGCTAATTTACGTTTTTGTGTAAAAACTAAAAATTTTTTACCTATATATTCTTTTTTAGAAGGAGTATGAATTATTCTATAAACAAACCCCATAATATCATTAGGAAATTGATCTACTGATGTTATTTCCTTTTTTAAATAAATCCAATTCATTAAATATCGAAATTGATTTGTAAAGTTAAGTCTGCTTTTTTAGGTTTTTTTAGTGGATTTGATAATTTAGCTATAGCTAATAATTCTTTATATTCATTATATAATCCAATTGATGTTATATAAGGTGTAAAGTAAGATCCAGTTGCAAAATGATGATATTCATCATTATTACTTCCACTTAATAATGTTGGATTTAATGAATAATTAAAATCACCACTACCTAAAGTACATTTATATTGATGTTCTGTTATTGAAAATGAAGACGTAAATGATACAGATGAAGATCTAATTGTACTTTCACTTATTGTGTGCATTGATGCTATAGCATCAGACATTTGGCTTGAAGTTGGATATATTGGTCCAGCTTGAAACATCATATCTAACGCAAATAAACTTGGATTAACATTAGTAGTAGGAACTTCAAAATTATATTGTCCACTAGCTCTTCCTCTTGCTGCTACCTCAGTTACGCTACCCGTTGATTTTGAACTTAAAACTGTTACTATACCTTGATTATAAAAAATATTACCATAATATTCTCCTGATGATGAAATAATATTTCCATTTCCATCATCTTTAAGTAAAAATGCTCTTTGATTTTCTAAAGTAGATGTGTTTAATTGGTGGGCTGATGAAGTATAAATAAATTCAAAACTTCCAGGTTCTATATAATCCCCATAAAGTTGTTGGGGAATAGAAATTACTGATATTATTTTGCCTCCTAATTCTGCTGCTTTTCTACTTGCAGATATAGTAGAACCATTCTTACCTATAAAAAGGCCAAAAGATCTTGAAATTAAACTTGATGGGGTTGATGCTACATAATTTTCAAATTGAGGAGATGTTTTATTACCTTTAAAAGTATCACCTGCTCTATCATATCCTAAAACTACACTTTCAGTAGCTACTAAATCTCCTCTACTACCTGATGTATAATTTGAGTAATATAAATGTTTAATACTATTAAATACAGTTTTAGCATTGTGAACTAAAGGACCAAATTTTGTTGGTTTAACAAATCCTACAAAATTATTAGATGCCGATGATGGTGAACCATCTTCTAAAGCAAATGTTGATTGTGGGGGATTTGACCCTACTCCTACTAAAGTAGCTCCATAAAGTTGTGCTGTGTAATTATTTAATTTTTCAAAAATTAATTTTTGCTTTGAAGTATCAGGTACTTGTTCAAAAGGATATGAAATATTTTTAGTAACAGTTTCTGCTGCTGTAATTGTATATTCAGCACTAATTGAACCCGTATCTATACCACCCCACAAAAAATCAATACCATAACCATTACTAGTATCTAAACCAGCAATTGAACCTGTTAAAACATCACCTTTTCCATAAAATCTCTTCCTTGCCTTAAAAGGAGATATTACAATGTCTTTATTGGTAAATTGTTTGTAAGCACTCATCCATTTTAATAATCTAGCTTAACTCTAACTAACAATTCTTTAGTAAAGTCTTTAATTAAAGGTCTACTTAATTTTGCTACAGCTAATAGATCATTTTGAGCATTATATAATCCAATAGTTGTAATAAATGTTTGAGGATTATTTAACATAGTATTATGTAAAAGGGCTCCACTACTACCCGAAATGAATGTTGGGTTTGTTGAGTAATTAAATTCAGTATTATTTGCTCTAATAAAATAAAAGTCTGAGGAAATAGCTTCTTCAGAATTTAATAACCATGAATTACTTGCTGATAAATGTCTAACTAATTGTAATGAATTTGTTGAATTTAAATCATAGTCTCTTGTAGTTCCTGCTGATATTCCTTTTGCCGCGGCATTACCATCTATTGCTGCTGCATTAATTAATACTGTAGATATGTCAGGTAAAAACATTCCATAAGATCCATTACCATTTGAATAACCATTTACATTTACACCTGTATGTACAGTACCTGCTGCTCCTGATACTATTTGATAAACTCTACCTGCTTCATTAAATGTAGTTGTTGAAGTATTTTTGCTATCATCTGTTAAACTTAATTCTCCAATTCCTGCTGCTGCACCTGACATTTTTAACGTCATAGTTCCTGGAAGTAATTTTTGTTTAAATCTAGCTCTTTCTAAACTTAAAGCATAAAAATTAGAAGCTGTATAATTACCAAATACAAAATTTTTATTTTCATCTCCTAAAACTAAATTTAAAAATTGACCATATGTTGTTCTTGATGGAGATGATCCTGTAACTTGGTTATTATAAAATATACTTCCACTACCATCTTTATCAGCATAGGCTATGTCAAATTGTACATCCGCGGTATTAAATCCTGATTGAGTATTATAAACATGAGTATAAAAATTCCCCGTATTGCTTACTGTTTGAACTGAATTTGTAAAATAAGTAGTTAATGTTGTATTATTGCCCGACCAAACTGTTCCTGTGATTGAATCTGTACTTAATACTTTATCGTTTACTCCTAATTGTTTAAATGACATATTATTTTAATTTTATTAAGATCCTGTTTTTGTTAATGTTATAGGTACTTGTATTCTAGCTCCACTATTTCTTCCAATTATAGTTACGGTAGCAAATAATTGAGAATTTGTTCCAAATAAAGCATTTACTGATGTACCTGTTAAACTGAAAGCAGTACCTATACGAGTTGCTGAAACATCAGTTCCTATAGTTGTTTGTTGGTTAGCTTGATCAGCTGCTGGAGATGAAATCCCTGTTCCTGTAAATGCTGATACTAATCTTACATCCGAAATTGTAACAGCATACCCATCATTTTCAACTTGAGCAGATGTACTATCTGCGTAATTTGATGTTAATGGATTAATTGGTAATGGAGTTCCTTGTGTTAAAGCAAAAGATGGAGCTCCTACTACAATTGTAGGCATTTTTGCTGTACCTCTATCCAACGTAGTTAATTTATATTTCATTACTTGATTTTCATCAGGAAATGCTTCTAATAAGGGCATGTTTTCAATTGCTTCTCCATAAAAAGCTGAGCCTGATGGATGACTAGGATTATACATTGTATAATCTACTTCATCATCAGCTAATGCAAATTGTGTAATATTAAAAGAGCCGTCTCCTCTTGCTAATAACTCTCTTCCTTTTTTTGTTAAAATAGCATCTACTGTTACTACTTGATTATTTAAGTATCCCATTGTATTAAATAGTTTTGTTTATAAATATATAATTTTTACTTCTTTTTACCAAATTAATTGTTTAATTCCTACTACCACCATTATCTTCGTCAGGGAAAGCATTTCTTAATCTTAATTTAGTTATTATTGATTGAACATTTTCTTTTTGTTGTTCTGTTAACTCATTGGGAATTAAAAATCCTCCAGGTGATGGTGTTAATATTCCTCTAGATCCTGATGGTGACTCCATATTTAATACTAATTTATTATCAATATTTTGTCTTTTTCTAATAGTAAAATCTTTTATTTCACCACTAGGAATTGGAATATCTAAATTTACAGGATTTGGATATACTTTAATTCTATCATAAAGATATCCAGCATCTACAGTTGCAAAACTATCATTATCAAATGTTCCAGTTTCTGAAACTATAGATGTGCAACTCCCACTTCCTACATAAAATTGGGAGGTTAGATAAGATACTGCAGCATTACCATATGATGATGAG